ATACGTCCAGTGCCTTTTTGACGTATGCGAAACAGATTTGTCGCCCTTTGAGCCTGTGCCGAATTCGACATAAATACCGTAATCGGCAGTCGGACCGATTGCAACACTGTCACCGTCCACTTGGCTTACGATACTGCCTTTTAATCGCCCTGTTGCAACAGGACAGTTTGCCACTGCGTGCGCTCTTACGACTTCACCCGCCATTGCCAAACCTCGCTGTATTTTATCGCCCGACGCATACTGTGTCAGCTTGTCAACAACGTCGTCTATCCCCTCGATTGAAAAATTCATTTCAGCCTACTCCTCTCAAGCATTGCTACCAAACCGCTGTCCCATTTCTGCACATATGTTATATCATATATGTCGCCGTCATATTCAACCCTGTTACCGACCTTTACGTCGTCTGACATATCGCAGAACATACGCATTTGACATTCTATATCTAAACCGTATTGCTCTCTTGCTCTGCCACCGCTGTACGGTTGTACATCGGCTTTGATTTCGGACAATACAGTCTTTTCGGTTTTACCTGTATAGTCATCAATTTCATATTCTGCGATTATAACAGTTTTATCGTAAAAATCACTGAATACTGATGTCACTCGGAACACGCCCCTTTCGTTTACGGAACGGGTCAAGGCGTTTATAATAGTTGCTGAAAATCTTATCGTTGTCGGTTTCGGTATATGTCACGGAACGTTCGCCCTCACTTATGCTCTTGACTACTTCGGGACTTTTACTGTCCCCGTAACCTTTCGCCCTGTACATATCCGCCGCAATCTTCGGAACAAGGCTTTCAAGCTGACGTGGCAGTACATCAATATGACAATACGCCATAATCATATTAACCGTGTCCTCAATCAAAAAGGACAACAAGCTGTCTTGCTCGTCGTCCTTAATTCCCAACAACATTTTTAGTGTCCCCAACTGTTCCATATTATTCACCGCTTACAACGTCGGCACTGCCCGACTTTCTCGCCTTGCCGTCTGCGGTAACTTCCGCAACTGTAATCTTGTGACCGTTTGTCGCAGTGATTTCGTCACCGTTGTTAAACTCTGTCCACTTCGACAAATCGTCGTCATATGCAACGCTTGGAGCGGTGCTTGCGGCAGTCTTGTAAACCAACTTGTGACCGCCGATAGGCTTTGGCGATACCGTAATAACAGTGTTGCCTGTTGTGCCTGCAACCGATTCAACTGTCAATTCGCCAAGTGTCGGAACACCGTTCTTAAATGCGGCAAATGCGTCGTCCTTAACCACAAGGAAACCTAAACGCATAGTAGCTTTGATTGCAACCATATCTTGCTCTGCAAGTGATAGCGGTTTACCGTCACTGTCAAGAGTGCCTTGTAGTGTAGCCTCGGTAAGAATTTCGTAATTGATACCTGCACGCATACCGACAACGGCATACTTGAAGTTACCTGTGATAATATCGGCACGTTTGTTGTCCCACGCCCCGTTACGCACAAATTCGATAGGCTGACCGTACAGCTCACCGCCTGTTGCGCCGTTTGCGTCACGCAATTTTCTAAGCATATTCTTAACACCGATACGACCGATAAATCCCGACGGGTCATAGCCGTTTTCTTCAATTATTGACATTGCGTCAGATATAGCAATATCAATATTTGTGTTGTCTATAACAACCATATGCTTGCTGTCTATAGCGTTCATAATGTTTGTCTTGAACGGCGAATTTGTACCGAAAATGCACGCCGCGTCAATCGCTCTGTAGAATGCCTCTGCGATTTCCGGCTTTAGTTCCTCAAATACGCTGATAGTTGTATCTTCCAACTTCTCTTTTGTTACCGGAATAATAACGGCTAACTTCTTCGCCTCGATTTCAGGGTGAATCCAAGTAGCACCGCTTGTCCTAATTCTCTCACCCTCACCGACCCAGTAAGCACCCGGACCGTCTGTAAGTACGTTAAACTTCTTTTTCTCGTGTTTCATTTCCTCGACTTTCGCCATTCTTAAAACACTTGAACCCCTTGTCACCATTTTGATGATTTCTGTTGCTTGCTCGACAGGCACAAAACCTGTCAATTCATTTTTTAAATAACCCATTTATTTCACTCCTATCTTTGATTTTCTCTGATTATGTCCATAAAACTGCCTGTGTTGTGACCGCCACTGCCACCGTTTAAATCCGGTGTTTTACCCTTTAAACGCTCGGTAACACCTGCTTGTACATCTTTGTCATAGCTTTCTTTTATCTTGTCAATAACCGCCTTTGTGCTATCCTTGTCCTCTGCTGCAATGTACTTTGCAATCTCGGCAGACAATCCGACTTTGGCAAGTTCCGTTTCGGCATATGCAACGATTTTTTCACGTTCAAACTCTGCCTTTGCTTTTTCAAATTCTGCTCGTTCCTTGTCGTCGTCCTCTTTTTTTCTTTGCTCGTTTGTCAACTTGGCTTTTCTCATGCCCTCTTCTTCGGCTTTTTTTAATTTTTCTTCAACTTCCTTTTCCCACTTCTCTTTTGCCGCCGCTACTGCGTCATCAATCGCCTTTTGATTGTCGCCGTCTTTTTGTTCGGTTGACTTCTGCTCTGCGGACTTCTCTTGCTCTTGATTTTCTGTTTGCTCTGCTGTATCTGCCATTCAAATCATTCCTTTCTTGTAATTTTAGGTATAAAAATAAGACGTATAACCCCACGTCTAACAGGGAGATAATCGGATCACCATTCCTTTCTTCTATGTGTATGTTGTGCCTACTCTCACACTATCACCGCCTTTCAATGTATCAAAAAAGCACGTCTAACAACGTGCTTTATATTTATCCTGTTTTCAAAAGTCTTTTCTTGCGAATATTATCTATATATGTCTTATACTCGCATTCACAACGTTTTAAGTCCTCAACTTGTTCTGATTTTGTCTGATGTCTACTTCGTTCAATCCTTAATCTTTCCTGTTCTTCCAAATACATTATTGTTTCGTCTATATCTTCACTTGTAAATCCCTCAAATTGTGATAAGTCAACAGGTCTGTCATCTATAAGAAAATTAGGCATTTAAACCACCTCCCAAAAATCTATTTTATGATTTTCTTTTAATTTTGCTAATGCTTTTAACTGTGCTTCTTTTTCAGAATAACCATTACTTGCAAACTTGCTTACGTATAGATTATATAACTCTATAGAAACTTCCTGTTCCGAAGTATACGAATACAAAGTTCCGTCGTGACAAGCAACAAAAGCTTTACTATATCCCTGTTCAAAGAAACAATTAAAATCTGTTGCACTCGGCGGCATACTTGCAGGGTGGGAATGTATGGCATAAATATTTCCATATCGTGCCAAAACCTTATTCCGACGTTTAGACTTAACAACACCGCTTGTTTCTTTTTCATTAAGTGCGCTTGCTATAATTTCACCCGTATTACCGTCAATCCAATACATATCTTCAAACTTTGTGCCGCTTCTGTGCTTTAACGCCGCTTTTGCACAATCATATAATGTTTTATTAACCGCTTTATTTTCACTTATATTATCAAACTTACGTTTATATTCTCCGCTTTCAATATAAGTTTTATTCACAAGTGTAACTTTATTTCTTCCATATCTTTGGTTTTCAAGTGCAACCGAACCACTCCTTGCTTTTATTATACCACGTTTTTCACTATTTGCAACATATTTTAATGCATTTTTTTGTTCGTCCGACAAACCGTTTTTCCATTCGTCAAACGTCATACTGCCGTCAACTTTGTAATTTTCACCCGTCAACGGGTCACGGGCGATACGGCTTGTTAAATTCACGTCTGCCATAATCGTAACGCACCGACAACGTGGGTGTATCGGCGGGAAGTTTTCACCCTCAATGGCTTTGTCGGTATCAAACACGCTACCGTCAAGACTTCCGCACCTGTCACACGTCAATTCAGACAGTGCCGCAACAAAACGATACTGTTTTATGCCGATTTCCTCATATGCCATTCTCTGACCTTGGTTCATAAAATGAGCCGTTTCACTTCGTACAAGTGTTTCGGCTGATGTTCGTATTCCACCCGGTGCAGTATCTTTGACGTAATCAATCAGCTTGTCAGTCATACGGCTTACGCTGTGACCGCTGATTATACCGTCCTCAATCGTCTGTCCGACTGCCTGTATAAATCTGTCGTTATGTATCCACACTCTCTCGCTGTAGTTGTGACCGTGCCACGGCTCTCTTAATACCATATTAACCGCCTTTTGCGGTACAAGTGAAAAATCAATACCGCAGTTTAAACCTTGTGCGGTATCAAAAATATTCGTATAATACGCCGTCTTTACCGCACTGTCATACAGTTTCTTTTGCTCCTTTATAGCCTCGTTTGCAACGTGCCTAAAGTAAATATATACATTACGTTTCAGTCCCTCTAATCGGCTAATTCTCGCACCGTATGCCTGTGCATTTATGCGGTTTAGAATTTCCTTTTTGACTGTCTTGTCGTCTGTTTCGTCGTACAGTTCAAGCAGTTCTTCGTACTGTTTGTCGCTGTCGGCTATACTCATCAGCCGACGTGCCTCTTTTTCGGGTATATCGGTTGAAATATAGGCTTTAAACGTTTTCTCAATGTCATTGTTTACATTCTTGATTGCTCGCTCATATGCCTTAATTACACCGTCCTTAACGCTGTCCGCTTGCGATTGCAAATATGTTTCAACTTCAACGGCACGTTTTACCCAATATGCCTTACTCTTCATTGTAGTTTACTTTCCTTGCCGAACTTTCAGCGATACGCATATCCTCGGCGGACTTTTCCGCTTGCTCTCTGCGTGCGATTTCAACTTCTTCCTTTGCGTCTGTTATAAACGGCAGACGCTCTAATAATGTTTCGTCAGACGCAAGACCTTTGAGGTAATTAATCATCTGCGCTATTTCAAGTTCGTTTGCAGGCAAGTTATATGTAAATCCGATGTCAACCCTGTGCGACGGCACTTCTTTCATTGCGTTTAATGTCACTAAGAAATTGTTGTAAATCTCCAAACGTTTTCTCAACGTCTTAGCAAAATTACGTTCTTTGTTCTTGACGTGCTGTTCAAATCCCAACAGCTTATACTTTATCGCCACGCCCGACAAATTATTGCCGAAACTTTCGTCCGACAAATCAGGAACGTGTGACAAACGGTGTATATCGTCCTTGATGTCGTCACGCAACACCTTTGTATCAGCCTCGTTCAACACCTTTGATAGATACTCCGCCTTTGCATCACCGTCGCCCATTAAGATACGTTCTACCAATAATTTTTTTGCCTGTTCGGTGTCAAGGTCGCAATTACACAAAAATAACAGCGAATTAACGAATTGTTCCTTGTCATTAATTCGGTCTGACATCAACACATTGTATGCGTCAATCTGCGTTATAAGCTGTTCAAAATCGCCCTGCATTTCCGTATTATTTCTGTATTCGATAATAGGTACATCGAAAAAGTAATGCGGTTCAACATTTTGCAATGACAATGCCGTATAGCTGTCAAGACCTGTGTATGTATATATAAACGATTCATCATACACGCGACAAATACTGCCTGTGCAGTAGCCGTCAAGGTCGTATTTTTTGTAGTAATACACCGCAAACAACGGCTTTTCAAATGCCGACTGTGAGTAACATACAAATGTATGCTCCGGATCCAATCGTACACTTCTCGGCTTGCTTTTTTCGTCTGCATAAATCAGTTCATATGCTTTGCCGTAAATGCTCATATTCTTTACGATTTCACTGTCAACACTCGGCATATCCTGTTCCAAATATTCGTTTTTGATTGCCTCAATATCGTATTCGTCCGACACCGCATACGTTACAGGATTGCCGACAAGATAACTCTGCG